ATAACAGAGCAATTACCGCAGAAGAAGTAATGCAAAATTATAGTGCAGGTAAAGGAAGATTTAGCGCATAAAATTTGGTTACCCGGAGGAGCCTTCGTATATTCACGGGTAAATGAGGCGCGAAGCCAAGTTAATTATTAAAAAATAAAGGTTATGACAGTAATAGAAAGTTTAGATCAATTAGAAAGAACATTTATTAAATTCCATGTAAAAGCAACTGGAGATAAAGATCCTGGTTATGTTTGGTGGGATAGAATTAAAGATTGTCAAAAATGGTGTAATAAAGAAAGAACTTATGTTCCAATGAGTGATTCTCAAACACTAAAAATTATGAGAAATTGGGTAAAAGAACAAAAACAATTAGCTAAAAAATAAAGGTTATGACAAAAACAGAATTTAAAAAACAACAGACAAAAGGAGTTATTGAATTGCTAGAAAGTAAATTCAATGCTGAGAACTTTGATAATGATCAAGGTAGTTATTTTACGTTTAACATTGGTGAATTTGAAGGTTCATTGATGAGAAATCGTTTTGATGTAACTATGCACGATGCTATATCAATGGGTTCAGGTTTTACAGATGAAGAATATGCTCTTAGAGATGCTGCGCTTGTATTAGAAGAAACAATTCAAAAAGCAATAGATAATTACTTAGATATGCCGGGATTTGAAGGTACTACTAATCAATTAAAAGGTTTATCAATTTTTAAATAAAGGTTATGATAAGAGATAAAAAACAACAAGAAGAGATTGTAATTGACTTAACAGGTCCTCAAGGTAATGCATTTTTCCTTTTAGGATATGCTAAAAAATTAGCTAAACAATTTGACTTTGAAGATGTAGATGGATTACTTGCTGATATGCAATCTGGAGATTATGAACATTTAGTTCAGGTGTTTGATGAACATTTTGGTGATTTTATAATACTAGAAAGATAAATTATGGTAGAATATAAAAATAGATATGGTGACGTTTTTACGTTTACTAAGTTAGAGAATGGTAATGTATTATGGGAAGGTAATTTTGAGCATATCAGAATAGGTTTCCCGAATGTATACAAAAAAGCATATCAACAGTTCCGCAAAGATGGAGGTGAATTAAATCAATATGACTTTGAAGAGAAGGTACATGAGCAGCTATACGATGAAGAAGGTCGTTGGATTAAAGCAGGACCCATAACAGAGAAATATAGTAAATTAGTATACTCAGATCATGATAATATTAATATGGTTGATCCTTCAGGAGGTCCTTTTATTAAAGCACATAGCGAGCTTGGAGTTATGTTTGGAGAAGAACTAAAAGGATTATGTGTTAGAAGCTTTGTATGGGATAAAGATAAGAAAGCATATGAGATACAAACATATGGAGAGTTTGATCATCTAGCAGAGACTAAAATCATTGGTGGAATAATTAATACATCAGAGAAATGAGTAAAGAAGTAAATAATATGACAACAGAAGAAATTAATTCAGAAAGAAATGAATTAGAACCTATGGTATTGTTAATGAAGGAAATCAATATTGTAGAACACGATGGTATAAATTATTTTGATATATCTAAACGATACCACGAATTGTGTAAAGAATCAGTTGTAAGAGGACTTTTAAACCAAAACGAAGATGAGTAAAATAAAAACACTAAACGACCTTATAAATTATGAGAGGCATTTGACCCAAATGTTTGACTCTGATGTAAGAGTTGCTATGGCATTATTGGAAGAAATTAGAAAATTAAACCAAAACAAAGATGAGTAAAACAAAACGAACACTTAAAGTAAAGGTAATTAGATTCTTTCAAAATGACATAGTCCAGCTAATTATACCATGGGTTGCATTAGTAGTAACTCTTTATTTTTCTATTCTAGCATCAAGTTAAAGACTTCCGCGCAAGGACTTGGTTCCCCCAAGGAGCGTTCGTATATTCACGGGTAAATGAGGCGCGAAGCCAAGCATTTAAATTAAAAATAAAGGTTATGCAAGTTAAAATTAAAGTTCAAGCACAGTATTTCGAGAATTACAATGTTGATGGTGATGGTTTCAATAATTATGGTGATAAAAAACCTCATTGGAAGCCAAAAGGTGGTCAAGAGTTTATTTTCCCAGTTGATAGTGATTGGGCAATGTATGTTAATAAAGAGGAGTTGGTTGAGGCAATCGATCAGATGCTTGGCAATCAGAGCAATGTTGCTTGTAAGTATGAGTACATTGAGCATGATGTTGATTTTGGTGAGCCAATAGTTCTTGAAGGTCTTCAAGAGATGCGTGCGGAGATATTTGGATAAGCCAAATACTGTTCGTATATTTACAGGGTAAATGAGGCGCGAAGCCAAGTTAATTAATTAAAAAATAAAGGTTATATGTTAAACAAAGTAAAAAGAGGTCGTCCAAGTAAGAAAGTTATTAATAATAATGCTACTTTCAAAGTAAACACTGTCAAAATGAATGATTTATCATTTGATGATAGTTTATTTATTCCATTAAAAACAAAAACTCGTATTGATGGGTTTTTGAGTAATGAAGGTGGTTTAATGCCAGGTACAGTTACTGTATTTACTGGTGATCCAGGAGTTGGTAAAACAACAGTATTATTAGATATGTTAGCTGATATGCAAATATCAGGTAAGAAGTGTTTGTTCGTTTCAGGAGAAATGAATGCTATCGATATGGTAGGTTACGTTAAGCGTTTTCCAAAATTTGGAGATTTAGATATTCTGTTTATGGGTGATTATAGTGAAGTTAATCCAGATGTTGTATTAAGAACCGCAATGAAGGAAGGATATGATTGTGTATTAATAGATAGTATGGCTGAAGTTGCAGATATGTACACTGATTATTTTGGAGGTACTAATAAATCAAATCAAAGTAAATTATTACAATTGGTTGAGGAACATAATTTAGGTAGTAATAACAGTAAATTAAATACTGCATTTATGATTATTCAGCAAGTTACTAAAAGTGGAACATTTGCTGGTAGTAATAAATTAAAGCATATGGTTACAAGTATGGGTCATATGAGATTAACAGATGAAGGAAGATATTTACATTTCAGTAAAAACCGTCGTGGTGGAAATGGTAATAAATTATTCTTCAGTTTGAGCGGAAATGGTAAGGTAGAGTACCTTCACGAAGAACCAATTAATATGATAGCGTAATGACTTTAACAAATATAGTATTATACCTAATATTAGGAATTATATATTTAGCAATATTAGATAAATTCGCAACTTCCTTTGGGAATGTTGTTAAAATTAGAGTAAGGGATAAAATTATAATAGTTATTTTATGGCCTATATATTTTATTACATTTATCTATCTAATGTTTAAGGACGATAATGAAGATGAATAACACTAAACACAAATAAAAGTTATGAGAGAAATAGTTATTTTTATAGAAGCAATGCGTTCCACAAGTAGTAGTTTGGAAAAGGCAAAAATAATCAAGGATGCTGGTGGGTTTATTCACAGTGTGTTAGAATATACCTACAACCCATTCAAACAATACAACATTACAAGTAAGTACTGTAAGAAACATAGTAATTTAATGGGTAACCCAAACACTTATGGTAGTATTTTTACGCTATTGGATGATTTAAATAATAGGGTAACTACAGGGCACAATTCAATTGCTAATATTAATAGATTTATTTCTGAAAATGAAGGGTTTGGAGAAATAATTTATAAAATTATTGATAAAGATTTAGACATTAGAGCTGGAGCCAAAGTCATTAATAAAGGAGTACCTGGACTTATACCAACATTTTCAGTAGCATTAGCTAAAGAATATGATGATAAATTAGCTTCGTTTGGTGAGAATGTAGACGAAACATGGTATGCTAGTAGAAAATTAGATGGGGTAAGATGTTTAGCTGTTACTGATGAAAATGGTAAATGTACATTGTATAGTAGAATGGGTAAAGAATTTACTACACTAAATAAAGTTAAGGAAGCTATTGAAGCCACTAATATTATAAATACAGTTTTTGATGGTGAGATTTGTTTATTAGACAAAGATGGCAATGAAGATTTTCAATCAGTAATGAAAGAACTTAGACGTAAAGATCATCAAATGGAAAATCCTACGTTTATGATATTTGATATGATTCATAAATCTGAATTTGATAATGGTAAATCATCAGACAATTTATCATCTAGATTACAAACATTAAGAACATGGTTAGGTCCTAGATATGACACTAAAGAAACATTACGTTATTTAGATCAAGCAGTCATTACTGATGAAAGACATTTTGACATATGGGCTCAAATGGCAACTGACAACAATTGGGAAGGATTTATGTTACGTAAAGACACATTTTATGAAGGTAAACGTAGTAAGAACTTACTTAAAGTTAAAAAATTCTATGATGCTGAGTATGAAGTGTTAGGATGGGATATTGATACACATGAGGTAGTTAGAGATGGAAAGTCAAAGTCGATGACGATGTTAGCTCAGGTTTGGATTGAGCATAAAGGACATATTGTGAAGGTAGGTAGTGGATTTACTCAAGATCAAAGATTAGAGTATATGGATGGATCTATTGTAGGCAAGATAATTACGGTACAATATTTTGAAGAAACTAAAAACGATAAAGGTGGTATTTCATTAAGATTTCCTACCGTAAAACACATTTATGATGGTGAAAGGAGCATGTAAATTCGCGTTAATAACGTGTTTATTATTGTATAAATTCAACGTACAATCGCAAACCATTAACTGTGTCAAGCAGCAAATTTTAAGTAAATATAACAAATAAATTAAAAAAATGAAAAAGACAAAAGCAAAAGCAATTAATGCTATTTTAAGGAAAGAAAGCAACACGTTTAAGGGGTATCTTAAATATGAGGTAACAATTCAGAATGAGGATGGGACGACGGAGTTAATTCCAGCATATGGGAAGGATCTTCAGGATGCTCTATCGAGGGTAGTTCACGATCGTAAGATTGAGAAGATATTACCTGTGGTGAATAAAATACCTGATTTAGTATGGGTGTTAGGTTGGTTTTTAGCTCTAGCATTGGTTGTAATTTATATTAATAGCCAAATTCATTTATATAAAGAATACGTTGGGATGATTTACATTGGGTTTATAGCTCTAACAGCAACTCTAACATTAACATTAACTAATTTTTTTACATTAAGAAATAAAAATAAATAATATGATGGTAAATCAAGAGTCAACATTAAGTTTTAAACATTGGGATGAAGAGGTTGTGATTAAAAAAGATCATAGCGATTTAACAATTGGTGAATTTTACCAAATGTGTAAGCAATTAGCTTTAGGGGCTGGTTTCCAACCAAACAATGTAGATGAATATTTCAACATAGATGAATAATATGACTGATAAAGAAAATAAAAAATATGAGGATAACGCCAAAGTAGTATTTTTCTCGTTTGTAGGGATACTAGTATTATTTACTGCATTATTAATATTTAAATAAACAATGATAAAGACATTTAACACGGAGGAAGAGATGTGGGAGTACATGGTGGAAAGCAAGTATGATATCTCCTGTATGATAGTAGATACATTAGTTGAGAAATATCCAATTAGTGAGTCGATTGAAATAATGCAATGGAGTTGTCTTGAGGATGAAACTGATTATAGTATATCATGTTATCCGGAGCATGTTGTTGAAACGTTAGAGCAAAATTTAGATATACTGGTTGAAGTGGAGGATTATAAACGATGTAGTGCTGTTAAAAAAATATTAGATCAAGAGTATGGATCCTAAACACAAAGACAAACCATGGGTAGATAGAGATGAGAAGGAGGGCTACGACGGATATTCAGCTGACGGTGAGGAAGTGGACGGTGAAGATGCTT